ACTGGACCAACAGGTAATACCGGAGGAACTGGCCCAACTGGACCCGTAGGACCAACTGGTACTCAAGGTATACAAGGGATAACAGGATCTACTGGACCTCAAGGAGGTACTGGACCAACTGGACCGACTGGAACTCAAGGAACTACCGGATCTACTGGACCTCAAGGAGGTACTGGACCAACTGGACCGACTGGAACTCAAGGAACTACCGGATCAAATGCAGGAATAACTTCTTATACAAATGCATCTAATAATAGAGTAATAACTTCTGTTGACCCAAGTACAATTAATTCAGAAACTAATTTAACATTTAACGGTACAACATTATATGTAAATGGAGCTTTAGGAGTAGGTACAAGCACACCAACAACCACAGGTTTAATCAGAGCAACTAATGATGTTGTAGCATTTTATTCATCAGATGAAAGATTAAAAGCTAATAAAGTATTAATTGAAGGAGCTTTACATAAGGTAAATCAATTAGGTGGATATGAATTTGATTGGATACCTGTTGAAGGAATTCATGAAAATGAAGGACATGATATCGGTGTAATTGCTCAAGATATAGAAAAAGTATTTCCTGAAATTGTAACCACCCGTGACAATGGATATAAGGCGGTTAAATATGAAAAATTAGCAGCTGTATTAATTGAAGCAGTTAAAGATCTAACTACTAAAGTTAAATCATTAGAGAATGAAATTGATAAATTAAAAAGTAAATAATGGCTGTACCTTCTTCAAATATAGCAATAAATGGAGATATCTACAATGAAGCTAATGGAGGTACAGGTACAGATGTTAGTTTTGAGGATTTAGCTTCTTATGATTGGAGTCAAGGTCCTAATGGAGATAATACAATCTCTTATAATGCATGGGGCCAAAGCGGAAACGCAGGAGCAAATAGAATATTCGGACTATCTGTAAATACCTCAGGACCTTGGCAAGTATCAGACTTTGCAGGACTAACTTACTTCTACGAAAATTCTTCTTATAAAATAGGAGCAGATGTAAGTAACAACTACAATCCATCATTTCCACCAAATCCGCCCAATGATATTGATGTTACTATAACCTTTTATGATAATAATGGAAGCTATAGTTATGCCCAAGGTGGTTCTGGACCTGTGAATGAAGGAGGAGGTAATACCCAGTTTGATGTTACCGGAGGAGGCGGAGATGAACCAATCCTTGCTGTTGGATATTGGGAGGTAGAAGTAAATGCACCTGACTTTGGTAGTTGTGATATTGAAATTAACGGAACCTCAGTCGTATCCGGAGGAGGCCTAAACCCAGGATCAAATACTTTCAACTGGGGAAGTTACAGCTCAGTAAATGCTGCTTCAACAGGCCAGGGTTATGATGGTTTCTATGTAGTAGTAAATGCCTCATAAGAACTTGCTTTCTTTCTAAATAAGTCGTACCTTTCTAATATTAGTTATGAATATAAAACCAATATTTAATCCGGACACAAATGTAGATCAATCAAACTACTACTGGTTCCAAGAAGGCTTCTTACAACCAGAAGTTGATCAGATTGAAGAACTTGCAGCCGGTTACCCGGAAGAAAAAGCAACCATTGTCGGTGAAGACTCTGATGAAGTTAGAAAAAGTAATATTAAATGGCTTCACCCGGGACCGGATACTGAATGGATATATGACCGTTTGATGAACTGTATAACTGAGGCAAATGACCAGATCTGGAAATTTGATCTTAAATCAATCCTGGATAGCATCCAATATACCGTCTACAACGGAGGCGGAGGTCATTACCACTGGCATATGGATATTGGACCCGGGGATATCTCACATAGAAAAATTTCGGCTATTGTTCAACTTTCTAACGAAGAAGACTATACCGGAGGAGACTTTGAGATCTCAACCGGCAGAGGCATCTACCTGGTTCCTAAAGCCAAAGGAACGGTTGCCTTATTCCCCTCTTTTATGCTCCACCGAGTAACCCCAGTAATCACAGGAACTAGAAAAAGTCTGGTTTTATGGGCCGGCGGCGGACATTATAAGTAGGATGGTGTTCATATTACCTGGCATTCTTACTAAAAAGGTTTTATCTTAAGGTTAATGATCGACAACCTAGTCAAGCTAGTTTTAGATAGAGGCGGTTCTTTTACACCGCTAAAAATACCCTCTCAAGACTCCGGAGGAACCGGTATATGTAATCCTTCAATTTTCTTAGATAAAGACGGAACCTTACTTTGTAATTTAAGGAATGTTGGTTATATATTTTACCATTCCGAGAATGAGCAGAAATTCCAAGGACGTTGGGGTCCTTTATCCTACCTACATCCGGAGAATGATCAGCATCTCAGAACTATAAACTTTCTATGTACTCTTAATCCTAAGACTTTAAAGATAGAAACTCAACATAAAGTTGATACGTCTTTACTGGATATAACCCCGGTCTGGGATTTTATAGGACTGGAAGATGCCCGGGTGGTTAGATGGGCAGATAAGATGTACCTCACCGGAGTCCGGAGGGATACTAAACCTAACGGAGAAGGTCGGATGGAATTATCCGAAGTCGTAACCGTGGGAAATGAAATAAAAGAAATTAAAAGATCCAGAATAGAACCTCCTAACGATCCTGATTCCTACTGTGAAAAAAATTGGATGCCTATCAACGATATGGATTACTGTTATGTTAAATGGGCTAATCCAACTGAGATTGTTAAGGTTAATCCTGAAACTCAAACCAGTGAAACCGTAATTCAGAAACCATTCAAAGATCTAAATGCAGCAAAAGAAGCCAGAGGAGGATCTTCAGTAATAAAATGGGGTAAATATAGACTCTGTGTTATTCATGAAGTTGATTTCTGGATGAATGAAAATAATAATAAAGACGGGATTTATAATCATAGAATAATAGTCTGGGATGAGGATTGGAATATCGTTAAATATTCTGATATATTTAAGTTTATGACCGGACGGATTGAGTTTGCCTGCGGTGCAGCAGTAGTAGATAGTGATTTAGTACTAACTTACGGATTTCATGACAATGCAGCTTATGCATTAAGAATCCCTGAAGCAGTTGTGGAGGAACTAATAAATGGATAAGTATTTAGATTTTATACAAGATCCTTATAATCCAGAAACTAACTTCCGGTTAGGAGAACAATACTATCAGGAAGGTCGTAAGGCAGCAGCTTTATCTTATTTCTTAAGAACGGCCGAATACGGAACAGATCTAGACCGGGATTTAATTTATGAATCTTTAGTTAAAGTAGCCTTATGTCTTAAAGAAGTAGGAGGAAGACCTCATTCAACCAGAGGAGCAATCCTAAATGCAATAATACATGACCCGGAACGTCCGGAGGCATACTTTCATTTAAGTTATGACCACCAGGTAAAAGAAGAATGGCATGAATGCTATTTAGCAGCAATTCAAGGTTTATCACGACTAAATAACACTAGAGAAACCTTAACAGATGTAGACTATCCAGGTGAGTACGGACTAATATTTCAGAAAGGAGTAGCAGCCTGGTGGGTAGGTCATTGTGATGAATCCAGACATACATTCCAGATGCTATTAAGGGATTATCCTATGGAGCAGAAATTTATAGATGCCTGCTATCAGAACCTATCCAGACTATGGGGATTACAATACTTACCTCTACCCTATAAAAAAGAAGATCATTCTAAATTAAGGTATAAATTTAAGAACTCAGAAAAGATAAAAAAGAACTACTCTCAGGTATTCCAAGATATGTTTGTCTTAAGTATGTTAGACGGCAAAGAAAATGGAACTTATCTTGAGATAGGAGCAGCAGACCCGGTAAAAGATAGTAATACCTACTTACTTGAAAGTAAATTTAACTGGAAAGGAATCTCAATAGAGATTGAAGAAGAGGAAGTTAAGAAGTTTAATTCTTTACGTTCTAATAAATGCATCCAAGCAGACGGTACTAAAGTTAATTATGAGGAACTGCTTAAAGATCAGCCGGAAATAATAGACTATCTACAGCTAGACTGTGAACCAGCAGAAGTAACTTTTAATATACTACTAAACATACCTTTCAATAAACATAAATTTAGAGTAATAACTTTTGAACACGATCATTATTTAAATCACCCGGCCGATTATAGAGAATCTTCAAGAAGCTATCTAGAGTCTATGGGATATAAGAGAGTGGTGGGAGATATAGCTCCTGATTCAAATAGTACTTTTGAAGACTGGTGGGTACATCCTGACTTAGTAGATCCGGAAATATTAAAAATAATGGAAGATACTTTAGAAGGAACTAAAAAAGCCGACACTTATATGTTGCAGTAATAAGAAACTTTAATTATATTAAGAAATATGGAACCTAAAAAACTAACCGAAGAAGAGGTAAGCAGCCTAAAGAACCTTCAGGAAAGATCCGGGCAGATTGCCCAGCAGCTAGGAAGCTTTGAAATACAGCGTCTCAATCTAGAAGCCCAGCGTAAGGTGGCAGAAGAGACTTTCACTCAAATCCGTGACGCGGAGTTAGAACTCAGCCGTGTGTTATTTGAAAAGTACGGTAACGGAAGTCTAGATTTAGAAAAGGGAGAATTCATCCCAGTAGCTGAAGGTTAATCTTTTAAGATCCCTGCTATTTTAGGAGCTCATTAAATCGGGCTCCTTTTAGTGTTTTAGGAATATTTATTATATATGGCACTCTCGCTTTCAAAAACCGGTATAGAACAAAATCAGACTATTAATGCCTGGCACGTTACCCAATCTATCGATGCATTTGCAGGAACGGTAGCTTACGATATTACCTTATCAGGATCATTAGAACTAACTGGAAGTGTATCCTCTCTTAACGGCTTTACAGGAGACCTAACAGGAGATGTTACAGGAACAGCAACAAATGCAAATAATGCTAAAGTTGCTAATTTACCTGTTAACAATATAGATTACCGGTTGACTTTTGTAAGCCCGACAGGATTGCCAGACCCTTCCGGAACCGGTTACTCTCAACTGGTAGTTGATTCAGGATCAGATGGATCAGGGATATTTTATAATCCTTCCACCAATACTTTAAATGCAGGAATCTTTTCAGGTTCTAATGATGGATCCCAGGTTGATTTTGTAGGATCAGCTTCTTATGCTTTAAATGCTGGAGCTTTTGAAGAATATATTACCGGGTCTTATAACTACACTACAATATACCCACAAGGTACAATCTATTCAAAGTTTGAAGATACTTATGCATCTCAATCAGCAACTGATGAATACGATTTATTAAGTGCAACTACTAGATTTACCGGCGATAGAAATCTCCCAACCCCATATACCCAACAGGGTACTTTAACCGATGCTAAAATCGTTAAATTTGGTATTAAAGGACATTGTGCCGGAAATGCAGTCGGAGCATCAAATGCCCAGTTAGATTCCTATGTTAAGATAGGAGAAACAATTATAACCGGAACCCAGCAAGGACAGGCAGGAGCAATAACTTTAAATTCAATAGATGATGTACCTTTTGAAATAGAGTACGAAATTATCTTTTCAAACGATCAGATCTACGGCTGCGGTTTTATAGGATGGTGTAAAGGAGAAGATTATAAAAGATACACTTTATCAGATCTGTACAGCGGTATACCAAAGACAGCTATAAACGGAGATCTTAAATTTATCGTATCAGGATCTTCAGATATAAACATCACCGGTTCAGCAGCTTATGTTGAATTTATAAACTAATACGAAAGCCTTTGCTATTTATAACATATGGCAAATGCTACAATCTGGCCCGGATCTTCTTCATTCTTTCCCGGAGATACACCTTTCGGATTTTATGACTACGATTATCAGTTTCAAACTGATGCTGATAAGGTAGCGGATTTTTGTGCTAAAAGATTAGGGTATCCATTATCCGACGTTGAATTACAGCCTATACACCTTTATACAGCTTTTGAAGAGGCAGTAACAGCTTACGGTAACGAAGTCTATGCTTATAAAGTAAGACAGGATTACCTTGACGTCGAAGGATCAGCTACAGGATCTAATTTAAACAATACTTTAATTCAGCCTAATATGGCATCTATAATAAGGATGTCAGAACAGTACGGTGAAGAAGCCGGAGTTGGAGGAAATGTAACCTGGTATACTGGATCTTTAACAGTAAGTGAAAATGTGCAGGATTATGATATGGATGCGTGGGCGGCAGCTTCTGCATCTTTAGATACCGGAGATTCAATTGAAATTAAAAGAGTATTTTACCAAGCACCACCGGCCATCGTACGGTACTTTGATCCTTATGCAGGAACCGGAACAGGGATGATGAATCTCTTAGATACTTTCGGTTGGGGTAATTACTCACCGGCAATCAACTTCTTATTGATGCCTATGAATTATGATCTCCAGAAGATTCAGGCAATTGAATTTAACGACCAGATTAGAAAGTCTCAATATTCATTTGAATTAAGAAATAATCAATTAAGACTCTTCCCAATACCAACAATAGCTGGAGGAAAGTTATTTTTCGAATATATTAAGAAATCAGATAGACAAAATCCATCAGCAGATTCAGGAGTACCTTCACCGGTTACTAATGTATCAAACGTTCCTTACGGTAACCCGACTTATAAGTTGATTAATTCTATAGGACGTCAGTGGATTTTTGAATATACGCTTTCTCTTGCTAAGGAGATGCTTGGGTATATTAGAGGTAAATACGGTACAGTTCCAATCCCGGGTGCTGAAGTAACTCTAAACTCTGCAGATCTAATCACTGCAGCAACAGCAGAAAAAAATGCTTTGGTTGAAAGACTAAGAGCCTACCTGGAAGAAACTTCAAGAGAGAAACTTTTAGAAAGAAGAGCAGCAGAATCTGATTATAAACAAAAAGAGCTTTCACAAGCACCATATTACATTTATATTGGATAACATATAATGAGTAAATTAATCAACATATTATCTGAGTTAACATATAGCATGTACGACACTTACGCTTATGTAGAATTCTCAGACGAAACCAATATAACTGATATTGCCCAGATTATCCGTTCTTTACCTTATGTTACTGTTGTTAATAATAAGACAGACAAAGAGGATCCAGAACCTAGAGGAATCTTGGAAATAAAAGTTGTAACAACCAAGCCCGGACAAGAAACTTTTGATACAGTAAAAAAGCTAGCATTAGAAAAAATTCCTGAGCTTAAAAAATTTAAGTACAGTCTCAAGAGACTAGAAAAAATAGATGAACTATAAATGGCATTATTTGGAAGACAAAGAGATATTCACCTGTTTAATTCAATAAACAGAGAACTACTTGGGGATGTGATTACCCAGCAGGTAGGTTATTATAAAATAACTATCGGAGCTTCTAGAACTAATATGTACGGAGAAGCAGTTTCTAAATTTGTTCACGAACCTGTTCTATTAAATTCACTAGTAACTAGAGGAGATCAAACTTGGAACTCAGATGAATGGGGACCAGACGTGACTAGAACTTTAGATTTTGCATTCTTTAGACAAGATTTAGTTGATCTTGATTTAGTACCGCAGGTTGGAGATGCAATTTTCTATTATGAAAATTACTATGAGATTGATGGAATAGTTGAAAACCAATTATTTGTAGGAAAATCACCAGACTATAGCTACTCAGAGGGATTAAATCAATTTGGATCTTCTATATCTATAATCTGTAATACACACCTTATTCCTGCAGACAAAATAGGAATAACTAAAGAAAGAGGATAATGGCAGACAATATTAGAAAACCTATACCAAAAAACCAGAGAGATATTTCAATCTCAAAACAGGACCCTTTACTGGAAAACCCTAATAGTTCTGTTACACCTCTTCCCCGTTTTACTAATCCTAATAATCCAGCAACTGCTAAAGCGTATAGAGCCCAACAAATCACCTTAAAGGATGAACCAGATAAAACATATGGGATCGGAATACAGGATATAGACGAAGCAGTACACTACTACTTTAATAATATTATAAAACCTCAAGTTTATCAAAACGGAGTTCTAGAAAATATACCTGTAGTTTACGGTAATCCTGAAAGATGGAAATCTGTTCAAAAAGACGGTTACTATAGAGATAAGAATAGCAAAATCATGGCACCAGTTATTATGTTTAGACGTACTAGTATGGAAAATAATTTTGCGTTAACTAATAAAATTGATGCTAATTTCCCTCTAAATTACGCTGTGGTAGGTAAAGGTTACCAAAAAAATAACACCTATAGCCGTTTTGATCTTTTAAATAATAGGCAACCTGTAGATTCTTACGATGTAGTAGTTGTTCCTGATTATGTAACATTACAGTATGATTGTATAATCTGGACTTATTATATTGAGCAGATGAATAAGGTTATTGAAGGTATTAATTATGCTACTAATTCATATTGGGGAGATCCGGCAAGATATAAATTTCATGCCCGTATTGAAAGCTTTACAAATAACGAAACTTTGAATCAAGGAGAAGAAAGATTAATAAAAACAAACTTCAGCATTACCTTAAACGGGTATTTAGTACCAGAGACTATTAATAAGGATATTGTAGCTGCTCGTAAATCCTTCTCTAAAGGATCTATTATAACAACATCAGAGGTACAATCTACAGATAACTAAATATTTATAAACAATGGCAGTATACAAAATATTCCCGGAAAAAGATGCTACTATATACAGTGAATACCCTTCAATGAATACTGGTATTGATGAAATTTTAGAAGTTAATACTTTAACTGGTGGAGAGCTTGTAGGAGGAACACCTGAAGTTGCACGTACTTTAATTAAATTCCCAACCTCAGAAATAACTTCTGTTTTAGAAAATAAAGTAACCGGAACATTCAAAACCGACTTAAACCTTTATATTGCAAAAGTAACCGGGTTATCTCAAGAAACAACAGTAGAATGTTACCCCGTATCAGGAGCTTGGGAAAATGGAACAGGTAAGTATTTAGATAGCCCTCAAACAACTAACGGAGTATCCTGGACATGGACTAACAATTCAGGCTCTGATAGCTGGGATACTTCAAATTTTGGAACTTATGCAACAGCTTCCTATTCAGGATCAAATCAAGGAGGAGGAACCTGGTATACTGGTTCTAGTTTAGGTCTTTCAGTTATACAGTCTGCATCCTTTTCATATAGAAGTGATTTAGATTTAAATTTAAACGTCACAAATACTATACTCACTTGGTATTCTGGAGGATTATCTAATGATGGTTTTATAGTTAAACAAGCAGAGGCTCTTGAATTTCTAGAGAATAAAGCTTATAGAACGGAATTAAAATACTTTTCCGTAGATACTAATACAATCTATCCACCTTGTTTAGATTTTAAATGGGATGATTCTTCTTATTCAGTAGGATCTTTAACAACAGTTACTTCTCAAGATACTGTAATAACCCTCAAGAATAGACCAATAACTTATAATTCAGAATCAATTCAACGATTTAGACTAAACGTAAGACCGCAAAATCCAACAAGAACCTTCACTACTAGCTCAGTCTATACAACTAATTACGCACTACCTCAAAGTACATACTACGCTATTAAAGATTTAGACACAGATGAGTATGTTATAGATTTTGATACTAACTACACAAAAGTATCTTGTGATTCTAGCGGAAATTATTTTGACATCTACATGAATGGTTTACAACCAGAACGTTATTACACAGTACTGCTAAAGACAACCTTAGATGGAAGCACTACAGTATTTACTGAAAATTTAACCTTTAAAGTAGGTTTATAACCTAGACTTTTTGCAATTATAAGTCCTATTTATATTAGACAACTATTTAAACAAAAATAAAAATGGCAGAAACTTTATTATCACCTGGTATTTTAGCAAGAGAGAATGACCAGTCCTTCTTAACTGTACAGCCACCTGCTGTTGGAGCGGCAATCGTCGGCCCTACCGCAAGAGGTTTAGTTAATATACCTACATTAGTAACATCATTTACTGAGTTTGAAAGTAAGTTTGGTAAACAAGCTACTTCTGGTTCAAATGAGTATACCTATTTTACTTCAATCACAGCGTATAACTACTTTCAAAACGGAGGAGAGAGTTTACTAGTAACAAGAGTTGCATCTGGATCATTCACTGCAGCTACTTCTAGTCTAATCCCAACTGGATCTGGAGGACCTATATCAGGTTTATCACCTTTCGTATTAAAGACTCCTTCTGAAGGTACAATCATGAACAGTACATCTACTGAAGGCAGTAACGGTATTCTACCATCAGGAAGTAAAGATAATGTAAGATGGGAAATCACAGGAGTAAATAGAGATTTAGGAACCTTTACTCTCTTAATTAGAAGAGGGGATGATAATAATAATAGCAAGGTTGTTGTAGAAAGTTGGCCTAATTTATCTCTTGACCCAACTCAACCAAACTACATCTCACGTGCAATTGGAGATCAAACTCAAACAGTTGTTGCCGACGGAGATGGAACAACTTATATTCAAGTTAGCGGTTCTTATCCTAATAAAAGCGAATACGTAGTTGTAGATTCAGTTAATTACACAACTCCAAATTACTTTGATAATAACGGCAACGCTAAAGCATCCCTTACAGGTTCTTTACCAGCAGCATCGTCTGGAAGTTTTGGTGGAGCAGTAGGAACACCATTCGAAGGTGCAGCAGCAGCTAATTTTTATCAAAATATTAACAGTACCAATACTCAAGGACTTGAAGCAGATAATTACACTACTGCATTAGCTTTGCTAGGTAATAAAGATGAGTATGCTTACAATACAATGGTAGTACCGGGATTGTATAACACAGCTTATGCAAGCACCTTAACTACTATGATTAACACAGCTCAGGAAAGACAGGATCATATTCTTGTTATAGACCCAGTAGCTTATGGAGCATCAGTAACTTCGGCAACATCAGAAGCGTCAAGTAGAAATACTTCATACGCTACAATGTACTGGCCTTGGATTCAAACACCAGATCCATATTCTGGAAATAATGTTTGGGTACCAGCTTCTACTTTAGTACCCGCAGTCT